CTGCTCCGCGAGGATGGACCGGAATAGACTTGAGGGGCCTTCGGATCGGCAAATACGAACTGAGTGGGGATGATCTGATATCCCTTGCCGCGCTGGTTATCTCAGATGGATGGATTTCCGATTCCGAAGCCAAAGAGAATAGGGTTGGCGGATTCTGCTGCTTCAACGACGGGCGGTATAACATCATCGCTTCGTTGGCGCAGCGATTGGGCATTTACGAGAGCGCTCCGCGTAAATGGACGTTCTTCAGTGCTGAGTTGGCTAACTGGTTCCGTGAGTCGTGTGGATGCAATGGCAGATCGGCATCAGCCAAAAGAGTGCCGGGGATTATCCGCTTTGCATCACAACGCCAAATCAAACTGTTTCTATCATTTTTTGGTGACCAAACCCACACCGGGAAGCGCCCGCATCAGTTTTTTAGCACGAGCGATGGGATGATCGATGACTTGCAGGAACTGCTGCTCAAATGTGGTAATCGATCCTCAATTTATAGGGCTGAACTTAGGGCGCCAGCCGTGCGGAATGACGGTGTTCCGATTGTTTCTCGTTCGTCTGAACGATACCTGACTCAATGGGAAACCGATCATCTCAACCTAAAACCGCGGGAGACGTTCAAACCCGATTATTACAAGGGCGAAGTGTTCTGCGCCTCCGTCCCCAATTCCATACTGATTACTAGGCGCAGTGGTTCTATACTGATCTCCGGGAACTCTTGCACTGCCAATGGAACCTGCGAAGAACTGGAGGCTCAGGCTTTGGCTCAAGGAGAACCGCTCACAATGCGGAGTCGTCTTTTTGTGTATTATTGCAGCCGCGTGATCGAGGGGACCGTCCCGCAAGACGCTGGGGCTACAATCCCAGACGGTATCGCTGCCGTACAAACTCAAGGCGCTTGCTCTGAGACGGAGTGGCCTTACGACATTTCGCAGTTTGCCGTCCAGCCGCCGGACAAGTGCTATGCCGACGCCTTGCAGTTCCTTGCGTTGGGCGCGCAGAGTGTCAATCAGGACTTGACGGATCTGAAGACGGCTCTGGCCTATGGCAACTCGACTACATCACTAGCCCGCGCGGTGCGAACCGATCCAGCGCACGGGCTGGTGATCGGTATCTTAGTGTACGATTCGTTCGAGTCGGATGCCGTGGCGGCGAGCGGCGACGTACCTATGCCAGGAGCGAGCGAGAACCAATTAGGGGGGCATTGCGTGCGTCTGGTAGGCTACACGGACAATGGCTTGGCCGACATTCCGCCGCAGAGCTTCATCATGCAGAACTCGTGGGGAACGGCTTGGGGCAAGCGAGGGTACGCCTCGATTCCCTACGCCTACATCCTCGACGCAAATCTATGTACGGATGTCTGGCTGATCTCTCAGGTGTCCTAGGAGGCGGCATGGCATTCGGCGAATCGGCGGGCGAGCAGGCGGCGCAGACAGTGGCTACGGCTGGCGAGAAGATCGAAGGCGACTTCATGACGCGGCTGGAAGCGGTCGTGTCGCAGCTTGTGGCACTTGTGGACCGCCTGGATGGGGCCACAGTGACCTCAACCATCAAGTTAGGAGCAAAGCAATGACGCAGATAGTTCAATTCTTCCAGCAGCACTGGGGTTGGTTCTCTGGGCCTGTCGCGCTGTGGATCTACTCGTGGGTAATCCACTCGATGCCCACCCCGCAGCCGATGGGTAACCCGTTCTATACTTGGCTCTACAACGTGCTGCAAATCATCGGCGCTAATAAAGCCTTGGTCGGGGCCAAGAACGGCATAAAGACGCCGTGATTGTCAAAGCTACCCGCGAAGGGTTAGTGGGACAGCGCACAGCCAGCGGCTACGTGATCGACACTGTTGTCCCCTTCGTGGCACTTCCATCCACCAAAGCCCTCGGTTGCTTCATCCAGTTGACTAATCCCCTAAACACCAAGTCCTCCCTGGCGATTGTCCTTGATGTCGGTCCATGGAATATCAACGATGACGCCTATGTCTTTGATGGCCAGCGCCCGCAAGCAGAGAGTGGAACTGACATGACGGGGCGTCCGACCAATGGAGCCGGGATCGACCTCGGGGAGAAGGTCTGGAGTCTGTTGGGAATGGTGGACAACGGGCAAATTGATTGGGAGTTTGTGGTACTCTAGTCCCACGTTGTACTGGGTAAGAGACCCATGATAAGATTGAAGTTGTAGGGCGCGCATCTCTGCCGTGGGCTTTAGGAGATGACGCAAATGCCGCAGTTGACCTGGAAAGTAGACGCTGGACAAGTCCTCACCATCCTATTGGTTCTTATGGGGCTCGCGGTCTCTTGGGGAAACCTTGGGGCCAAGATAGACGCACAGGCCGAACGGATCAACATGGTCCAAAACAACCAACAAAAGGTCATGAGTGACTTAAATTCAGTCCGCGAGGAACAGGCCCGAGTTCGAGGTATTTTGGAACAGCACGACAAAGACGATGCGGCATGGCGGTCTAGCCATGATCGGTAAGGGGATTAGACCATGAAGTACGAGCAGCTAATAATTGTTGTTCTCAACAAGGTGCTGGCGATCCTAAAGGCCATTGGCACCCCAACCACCGCAGAAGCAGAAAAATTACTCCAGGATCTCGTCAAAGCGTTAAGCGACCCACCTGGCCCGCCACCTGTCCCACCGGACTCTTAAAAAAGAAGTGGTGATATAGGCCGAAGATCACCACAGATCCGGCCACGTAAAACCACCGGGCTGTGTCCCATCTCTGGGCTGTGGTTAAGAAGTGGTAAGACGCCGAAGTAAGGGCGTGCAAGATCATCCAAGCGGTCTGAAGTTCAATGTGGACTGAGAGCAGCCGGTTCTTAGTGAATGGCTCGAAGTGGTTCCCTAAGCTAACCATCAGGCAGACTCCAGCCACGGATAAGGTACTTAGGTTCCTGATCGGTAAATATCCCCAAGCCAGCACGTTCGGGTTGTAGATCCCCAACGATAGGGCTGCGCAAAGTCCAGCGAATCCGAACCGACAATCCTTCCTCACCTCGATGACGTTCCAAACGGCCTCCAAGGGGGCTAGGAGCCTCACAAACAGCGCGATCCCATCCAAAGGGATATACCATACTGCGGTTCTGTAAGCGACGTTGTAGATGGCTGCAAACGCGCAAGAGAACAACATCAAATGTAGCTTTTGGCGTAAGGGATGATGGAGAATGACGAGAAACACTAGGGCGTAGCCAGCCGTCATGATGGCATCACTAGCCATATGGCACTAGTATACCTACTCTTGTGTAATAAAGAATACAGGACTCTCTGCTGGTAGTGGGCTACTTTAAAAATCCCGTTTTCAGATTTAGGACACTACCGTAAGCTGATCCTCTCGGACAGCATTGATGTCACAAGCTGATTGAGACTGACGCGCTCAGAGTTTGCTGCCCTGACGAGACGCTGATGCAAACTGCGCGGTACACGCTGAACCCACTTTCCGCTCGGAAGGGGATCCTCCTTTTCTGGCTCAGGTACAGGATCGCCTGCCTCGATGCAGTCCTCCAGCCACAGGCGCTGTGCCTCCTGAAGATTCTCTAGCGCCTCTTCTGCGTTCTCTCCATGAGCAGAGCACCCAGGCAGTTCTACAATTCTTGCAACGATGTCGCCGTCCGTATCGGGACGAAGTAGTTTCGTATATGGCAGCGCCATGTAGTGTGCAAGATCGTGTTTTTCAGTGTTCATACGGCGTATTCCAGCTTGATACTACGGATAGTATCACAAATTCACGCCCCTTGCCACCGAAGCGCTGCGCGCGCTGGTGTTTAGGACACTACCAAAGAACACAGCACTCTCTGTTTAGGAGCGAGCGGCACGGAGAGAATCGATTCTAGCGCTCACACCTCCTCGGCTCTGGGAGATATCTCCAGCCGTGAAGCGCTGTAGAAGGAAGGTATGTAATTGACCAGGGTCCCGGAACTCCCGTTTGAGCTTCCGGTCCAACACAAACAGCAGCCTCGCTTGGGCTCCAGTTGGCGGTTCTTTTCTCCAGGCGGCTGTCGCCGCCATAATTTTTCGATCTTCTCCTGGAACCTCATGTTCGGCCATTTCCACTGCTTCTTTTAGGTCTTTGGCTACGTACAGTTTGGTTCTGATCCCCCGAACATGGCGGTAAACTTCACAATGCCCTAATCCGTTCTCGCGGATCGAAAGCATACTGTTGTTCATCAGGCCAAGGTGGTAAGATCCCTCAGTCTCTTTCAGCCATGTAAATCGGCTTAGTTTGCGGAGTTCCTCGGGGCACTCGGGAGGCTTCAAAAGGTCTACCAGGTGACGAGAGGTCTTGAACTTGTCAGCTTTGGCTCTGGCGGACTCCAGATCCGGTTCGTCACGGAAGTCTAAACCGGGGTTTTGGGCTTCGAGTTCTTCAATAGCGCGGGCCTGCTGAAGAACGTCGCCGCCCTTGGCATCGAACTTAGCCCGTAGACCGAAGAGAGAAGCGATCGTGACCAGAGAATGTCTGCCGCTCAGATCGCAAAAGTCAAGGATCAAAGCATGTGGCTTAACCCATCCCACGTGGGACTCTTTGTCCTCGGGTGCCGGGAAGGGCCTGACAACTCTCCCGGCCATCTGCTGGAAACGGAGTTTGGATTTCGTCGGCACACACATAGCCGCCGTCATCACACGCGGGGCGTCGATGCCCTCAATGAGTTTCCCCGCAGAAGCTAGGCCGTCGATCTCGCCTTCGTTAATTAGCCGCATGAACCGCTTACACTCTAATTCTGGAGTGTGACCGCTGATCGGGTAGACTTTAACGCCGTGTGCCCGCATAACCTCTGCTAAGTCAACAGCATGTTTTATGTCCACGGTGAAGAAGAAAGCTGGCCCTTCTGGCTTATGTTTGCAGTATTCACGAGCGATGAGTTCATTTCGTGCGGGGGTGTTGACTGCCGCCTCTAACTCGGCTTGGTTGAAGTCTCCATGCGTTATGTGGACCTGGCTGATGTCATGCTCTGTCTCGATTCGATGAGCGATGATCCGCGTCAGCCATCCATCCGTGATCCCCTCCGCGATTCCGTAGTTGTAACTTATGCGGTCGAATAGGACTTCCAAGCCGATGTTGTCGCTTCTGTTTGGTGTGGCGGTGATCCCAATGAATAGCTTCGATGGGTCGCAGTCAGCCTCGCCTTTCAGCACACGGAAGTAACGGAAGACAGACTGGTAACTCACGGCACTGGCATGATGGCACTCGTCAACTATCAGAAAGCTGAACTGGTCGGGATCGAACTGAGTCAGCCGGTCACCATACTTCCAGTAGCCTTCGTTTTCCGCCCCTTCATACTCGGCCTTACCGAGTGTCTGAACAGAAGCCACTACGATGTCGGCATCTTCAGCCCGATAGTCGGCACGTTCAATAGCGACCTTCAGATGGGGATTGTACTGATGGAATTTGCGCGCGGCCTGCTCACAAAGTTCATTGCGATGGACAAGGAAGAGGCCGCGCTTTCTCTGCCTGCGTAGTTCAACCATTTCGGGAATATGGGCCGCGACCACGGTCTTGCCCAGCCCCGTTGCCATCACGACTAATTGTCTGGAGATCCCCTGGTGAAGGTTCTCTTGGATGTCGGCTAGGCACTGAGTCTGGTAGGGGCGGAGAGGCATCTACCCGATCCCCCGCAGCCTAACAATGGGAATTATATCAATTCCCCTAACAATGACAGCCCGAGCTTCACCGAACACCGCGAGCCCGAAAAGGAGCCGGTAGTAGAGGTAGGGCATGGGTTATCCCACGTGGGACTCGAAAAGTGAACGGAGGTATTCTGCGATATCTTCGAGCGCCTCCACCGCACGCAGACGCAGATAAGCCTCGCGGTCGCACAGAATGGTCTCCTTGTTGTGGTCGCCATGGCAGTACCGGCAGCGGGCACCTGTATTTTCGGGCAGGCTCCCCTCGCGTGAGTATTCCATTAGCTTATCTTCCTCCGCTCACAGGTTCCCTTGACAAGGAACTGGTGGACGGCGCTTCCCACGGAGGGGGCGTTCAGGATTCGGTCGGTGAAGGTGTCTTCGGGGATAGGTCGATAGGCGTGGGTTGACGTTGCATTACCAGCCTTATCCTTGAAGGTCACAAAAACCTCCTTAGCCGCCTCATCGTAAGCGAGAGATTTTACGTTGCTCGACACAAAATTCGTATACGTTTTCATAGACTTGCTCCTATATTGACGTTCATTTCACGTCCCCTATCTCAAGTTCCACATCCTCTCTAACTCGGCCAAAGCTTCCCTGAATCGAAAGCATGGCAGACAGGCTGTGCCGTCCTCATCTGAGACTAAAATAACATCTGACTCACCGCAGAATCGGCAGACAGGAGGTTGAGTCTTCCGCTGTTTCGCGTGCACGATTGCTTGCCCCACCCAGGAGCCCCAAGCGAACCCTCCTATAGAGGCAAGAGCAAATAACGCGCACCATAAGATGAACGAGATGGCTTCTCGCATAAGTTTACCTCGTGGATATCTTGGCCCCGCTCGTAACCGTGATACCGGGCCAGTTGAGGGAATCCTGATGATGAAAGACAACGGCATTCAACACTACCTGATCGACGACCAGGATAGGCCGCATGTCTCCCGGCTTGACTTCCTGCATCAGATTGACCTTGCCCGTTGCAATCGCCTTGGCGAAAGCAATGATATCCGTACAGGAGCCTTTGAACTGCGTGCCCACCTTGGCATCGGCGACTACAGGGATAGCGTTAGCCAAGGTCGGCGTAATGGTGATCTGGGCCTCCTGAGTCTTGGCTTCGGCTTCTGCCACCCGCCCACGGGCCATCAGTGCGGCGGCTTCGCGTTCCAGTTTGAGGCGCTGTTCTTCAGCTACGCGAGCGAAGGCCGCTTCGCTTTCCGCCTTGGCACGCCGCATGTCGTTCAGGTACTTCTCGCCCTTCTTGGTGAGTATGTCCTTGATAGCGGTCAAGGGGTCCACTGTCGCGTGTTCTAACTCCAGCACGGTAGCGCGAGCGCCGTTCAAAGGCCCCTTGAACCTCGACCAGATCCGCGTCAGTCCATCGGCGCGGGTGGCCACGTTCTTCCGTAACTCCATCGCTTCGCCGTAAGTGGAGTCATCTTGGATGTTCAGGGTTTTCGCCTGAACCTGTAAAGAGGCGAGCCCTTGAAGATGGGCCTCAACCTCCATCTGTAACGCCGGGACGTTGATATCCAAGACCACCGACAATTGGCTGGCTTGCGTCTTTAAGGTCTGGGCATTGAACGGCACTAACGCTGTGGATTTATCCATTAGAGTTACTCCTGTCCGATGGTCCTTCCAGACCATCAATCAATTTGTTATTGGCACGGTCGTGCCAGATCATACAGCACGCCCGAAAGATTGCTTCATCCATGGGGTTGGAGCACCGATACACTCGAAAGGTGCCATCCCCAGGCAACGCCACAATATCCCGTAAATCGGCGGTGAGATTCAGGGAGTGTTTCAACATCAACTTGTAGCCCGCTGTTTGGATCTCTGCCGCCCGCTTGGGCCTACTCCCCTGACTTTTCCAACCCTTGGTATCGATCAGGACCAGCTTGCCGCTTGGGTACAGGCCCCAAACGTCTGGAGTCCCGCAAACATTCAGGTCCGGTAGACACATCGGCTGCTCGTGGCCGATCGGTTTGAATCCCGTTTCCCTCTTGAACCATACCCACCCCGCTACGTAAGGCTGGATAGTCTCGCCGAGGTCCATCACTTCAAGCACGTCCTCCAGTGTTTCGGCCTCGGGTGCGTGCTCGTCCACTAGGAAACGAGCCTTATGGACTAATTGCCCACGCACCCGAGACTCTTCATCGAAGAAGTCGGACCCCTTGTTAAAACCGCAGTCGGCAAGCACTCGTGTGACTCCCGGCTTCCAGATTCCATTCAGCCGGTACTCGTGTCTGTCGTCGAGATAAGTGAGGCCGTTCATAAAACTCCTTTGCGCGAGAAACCGCTGGCTTCAGCCATGCGGAGGGATAGCGCGGCGCACGCGGATACCAACGCTGCCAGGGTAATAGCTGGCAGGGCCACTGTAAGCGGGCCGAACGTAGCGAGTTGTGCTGCTGTTTAGCATGGCTTAGTTACAAAGCCGCCGGCTTCAGCCGCGCGGTTGCTTACGAGTTATAACAGTTCGTCAAAGATTCCGCCCCCATCGTCCTCAGTGGATGCTGGGGGCTCCTGTTTGGGCGGCGGCGCGGTCTTGGGAGTCTGTTCACCCGCCGCCAATAACCAAGCCTTCACTGCTTTGTCGATGTCTTGTTCCTTGGCTTGTTCCAAAGAACACTTCAAGGCCCGTTGCTCGATCTGCTGCACTGCTGCCGCCAAGACCCCAGATTCGAGTTTATTTTTGTTGTACCAATCCAACAGATCGGCTCCAGACCGCAGATTGGGAGTAGCCAGCATCAGCCGAATGTAAGCGTGGCCGTCCTCTTGGGGAGTGAAGTCGAGAGCGATGACCCCCGATTCAAACCAAGTCTTGAACTGGGGAGGGGTTAATCTCCAGCGTCGGCAAAGGGTGCATCCCAAAGCCACGGTTTCGGGGTTCTTGGGCCATTGACCGTCAAGGAAATTGCGCACTTCCTTGGCCCACCGTGCGCGCCTCTTCCCGGCCTCTTCCGGTCCCGAGTTGAACTCGTTTACGTCGGCATTGATACAGCTTTCGAGTTCTTCCACAGCCACCTGATACTCAGCCGGGTCCTTGGGAAGCTCTTTCAGCCCGCAACCGAACCATCCCGCGAAAAAAGCGTTGAATCGGGAACCCGCCGTCTTGATGGGAAGCGCCAGGGTTTTTGCAAGGGCATTTAGACGGGCCATGAGGGCCTTCTTGGCGTCCGATGCTTCGGAGGGCTCTATGACTGGCTTGGAGTGCTCCGGCTCAACCTGCGGCTTCTCCTGCGGTTTCTCGGGCATCCTAGTTGGCGGGTTGAATCTTTGTTTGGTTTGAACTTCGCCCGATGCGCTGACCTCAACCACTTCGTATGGGCTATTGGTCTCATTCGCAAGGGCTTGTGCTCTAAGGTTGGCATCCTCCTCGCGTTTCGGCCGAATTTCGTCGGTCGGGATCACCCGTTCGCCGCCACCCCCGGTGTGGAAAACCCTGTGAATCGCGTATTGGGCAGTAATCGGCTCGGTTTGAGCAGGTTGAGGATCTTTGGTAATTTCCACAACCGGCGACGGTTCGGGCTTGGGTTTGAGCGCCACCTTCATATCGTCGCGGGCCGCAATTACTTCCGCCCGTTTTTTGTCCGATTCGGAAGGTTCGGCTGTCGTGGAGTTGAATATCTCATCCTTTTCCTCTGGAGTGTAGACGTTCCCACGTCCACCAGTCATTCGGTAGGCTTCCGACGCAGCACGGGCAGAGAGCATCACTCGTGGACGCTTCTGGTACATACCCTCTTTGCCTTCTTTGGTTTCGGTGAGACCGGCCTGCTTGGCGTCCTGAATGGTAAACTCGAAGGTTTCCGCGTCAATACCGGGCCGAGCGACCTCGATAGCGGCTCGTTCGTTGGTCCGCTCTACCCATTTGACGGTGAAGCCCTTGCGGATCATCTGGTCGATCAGTTGAGGGTAGCGGACGAAAATCTTGCCCTTCACGATGTCGATGTCTTGGAGAGCGGCCATCGGGTCAATGCTCATTTCGTGGCCCACTAGCATTTTCGCCATTGCGTTCGAGCGGACGTACTTGTCGCGAAATTCCGTGATCTGTTCTGGGGTGTAGCCCATGCCTCTGAGTCTGCCAATCTCCGAATCTGGCAATGCCATGTCCTGAGTAATGAGGGCGCTGCTTAACAGCATGTTCGCAATGCTCATCATGTAGTTCACGGCTTCGGGGCTGGGCAATCCGACTTCGCGGGCATGTTCTGCGGTAAACTTGGTCACCGCTTTCATGGTTTCGGGCACGGCCTTGGCCGGTTGCAGTTCGTCGTTCACTTCTCTTCTCCTTCCGGGATGTCGTTTCTGACGACCGTTAAATCCACCAAGAATGGATCGGTGTTCAATGTATACTCGACGGCGATATCACCGCGCCGCAAGGCGCTTTCTTCGCAGAACACGACCGTGGGAGACGGTCCCAACCCCTTGAATCGGCGGCGAACCGCAAACAGCTTACTGGGCCAGTTCATTTGTGTTTTCTCCTTCTTGTCCCACGTGGGACTTCTTCCGTTTGTGAGTATAGTTCTTCTCTTGACTCAAGTCAAGAGTTTTTTCTTCTACCGCATGAGTGGTAGTGTCCTAAATCTGCCGTTGATCGTTTAGCGGGGACGGAAAAGAGGCTCAAGCAGGTATTCGGCTACGTCGAGGGGTGTTGGGAGCGGGGTCCCGTCTTGGGCCACCATGGGGACGTTGCGGTTAGAGTCCGGCTTAACGTCAATACGACCATTCGTGCCCTTGCGGGGAGCAAAAGACCCCTGAGTTCGGTCAATAGAGAACTCGAAGAAATGTGGGGATGGCCGGGAAAGGGTGAGGCTCGCCAGCGGGAATACCGAGCAGCTTACCATAACGGACTTCTCGCCCTCTGGATCTTCGGGCGTGAGGTAGAATTGGTTCCGAAACGTCCCGTTGTACTTCGTGATGAGAGCGCGCATCTCGGCAATGATCGCACGCCACAGGAAATCGTTGTTCTCTTCGGCGATTCTTGCGTGCTCCAGCATGACCCGATTCTGAAGCGACAAATCGGCATTGGACGCCCGCTGCTGCTCCACTAGGCGGTCAACCAAATCTCTCATTGATGGGGATAATTCCATTTCGGCCCTTTCTTCACAACCGAGGTTAAGATAGCATAAATGCAAAAGCCCCGGCTGGCACCGGGGCCTCACTAGAATCTTGGCGCAATTCAATAATGCATTGGAGTGTGCCAAAATGCAAGACGCATCTAAGTACCGCGAAGTTGCGCGATTATCCCATCAAGCAAACCGAGTTGGATCTCGTGTTGCCGCGCTACTTCTCCGGTCTTTAAACCTTGGCGTATCGCCTGAAACTCTCCGGCGAGATCCGGCTGCCTCTCCAGCAACCGCTGGAGAGCAATCGATGTTGTGTTGCATTTAAGGCGCTCCTTTCTCCCTTTCGGTTTGGTTACGCTTGGGTGAGCATACAGGACAAAGATCTTTACCGCCTTCGAATGTCCATCCTGTTTGTGCGAGCGAACGTCGGGGGTCAAGCGATGAAAATCGCTGCCAGCGGTGGCAGTCATCGCAGGTAGCGGTGCCCCCTCCTAGCAAATCCAGCATGCTATACATGCGCCCCCGCTCGAACGGGGCGTGACGCGGTTCCTGAGCTTCGTGTAGTGTTGTGGTATTAATCGTTCTCACGACTATTCCTTTCTTGTTTGGTTTGGTCAAGAGAAAAAGTCTTGGGATCAGCCCCGTTTTGGGACACTACCTTTCTCTTGCTATGTTTCAGCCTCCACATTGCCCTCATTTCGTCCAAGGAGAAACCAGCGATAGCCATCCCTCGGATTTCTGCGAAATCGGGGTCTGTGGGGTCCACAAACGTAGTGATGTCGATGCTCATTGCGGTTTCTCCATCTGGGGAGGCAAGGCAGAGTAAATCTTGATGTCCTTGATGCCTTCCGTAAGCTGTTTCTTGAGGTTAGAGAGGTCCTGCCTTTGGGCTATTTCCAAAGCCTCGATGATTGAGAGCACCAAACCTGCCCATGTAAGGTCAAGGCCTGGGCGTTTTGGTTGCAGGCGTCTCGGATACTCGTATGCTAAGAGAAGGTTGGTAGCCTCGATGAGCTTATCTATCGCGGTCTCTTCCCGGATAATTGTGGCGATTGCTTCTAGATCTCTATCCTTGCAAAGCGGACTCACACGTCGCGCCGCTCTTTCCTCTGGCGGTAGTTCCACTGGAACAATCGTGAGGTCCACACCGACATAGGCTGGATCGGTCTCGACCAAAACGCGCAGTTGCTTCACTCCGTCGTGAAGGCTCAGATAGTCTACGCAGTCAAACGGCCTGCCGGGTCCGTCAATAATCCAACGGTAAACCGAGGGCTCCAAGCGGAACAGCGAGAGGTTCTGGGTGCGCTGATCGGGATGCTTCAGGACGGCTTTCTGAACGATGGTCATCGCTTGTCGAACTTTCCCTCTCTTCTGCCCCTTATTTTGCTTCATTTGGAAGCCTTCTTTCTTTTAACCAAGACAGGTCTTGGTTGTGGTTTAGTTAAAGTCTCTCCGCGTTCTTGTCGGGCTAACAGATCCAAACGCGATCCAGTAGGTGGAATCAACCGTCTGAGGTGCGAGGTCACGCTGTCTTCGACTTCAGCCAGGGTGGAGTAGGGGAACAGGTTGCGGACAAAGCGGGTCCACCATCGGGTCACGACACCCTCCGCAACCGCTGTTCTCGTCCTTCGACTGACTCAATGGCCTCTCGAATCAGGCTCACTCGTTTGGCGATGCTGGGGTAGTTCGGCATCCCCGAAGTACAGGCCATGATCTTGTCTAATCGTCGGCGTAGCCGTTTGATGGCAAGGTCGATGTCGTGGTGGGTCATTTTGGCGGCTCCATTACAAAACCAAGTTCATTTGGGCCGGTTGGTAATGCAACGAAAAGCCCGTGACGGTAGGCATCCCGAATACCAACTGTCAGAAGATCGTGGCTATGACTGATCCAACCACTGCGTGCTGCGAATTGAAGTGTGAGCGCAGCCCACGCATCCCCAGCACCCCACGCATCCCGCGTAGCCACCGCATCCCGCAAAGCCCGCGCCGCATCCCACGCCCACCGCTCATCCCACGCATCCCACGCATCCCGCGCAGCCCACGCAGTCCACGCCCACGCATCCCACGCAGCCTTTTCTGAAGGGTATTCTTTGATTGTCCAATGCAGCGACCGGGCACGAAGCGCAATGGTCAACCCTTCAATAACGGCCTCACGATCCCATGTGGGATGGGCAAGGGCCTGCCACCAGAGCCATTGTTCTTCAGCCATCGCTGCCCGATGTTCTCCGAAAAGCGTTGAGAACGCGGTTAGGGCGCTGTAGATTTCTTTGTCCGTTGCCAGCCGTTTCAGTGTGAGGCTCGCCGCTCGCAATTTATCGACCCGTTCGATAATGTCGCCGTGAGGCTCAACGAGTATAACTGCGTTTGGGTGCCCAGTTCGCCAAAAACCAGCGCTTTTTAATGCGGTCTGAATGTCGCGGCAGAAGTGCCAGCCGCGGTCCAGCGGCACTGTCGGTAGCTCCACAGGCCACGTTTTGCCATCGCAAAGCGGCTTCCCGCCTTGTAGTGGTGGCCGGAACTCACTCGTCAGAACTTTCCAATAACTCATAGCCGTCTCCGTTTGGCGCGTTTCTCCGCCTGTTGTTGCCGGTAGCGAATGGCGAGCGCAAACTCGTAAATAGCTTCATACGACACGTTCACCGAGTCTCGGCGTTTCTTCTCCTTGATCTCCAGATGTCTCGGGTGGGCCACAATCACAAGTGGCCGTCGCCGGTAAAGGCTACACGTCTCCCGGCGAACAGGAGTCTTGATAAGAGTCACAAATCTGTTTCTCCTCGGTGAGTATAAAGCCATTCCAACCTAGAGTCAAGACTTTTTATCTTGACTCTCCACGGCGGCTTTGACGTTAAAGAACCGTCTGAACTGCGCGTAAACAGGGAGCTTCGCATAAATCCTCTCATACTCCTTTCCGACGTGATAGTGCAACCTCAGCTCGATCATCCGTAGCAGGCCCGCCGTTGCTTTCAGGGCATAGGCTGGCCGCATGGGGTAGAGCATGTGCGAGACGGTGAGAACTCCTGGGAACGCCCGGCGATTCAGATGATCGCAACGCCGTTTAGCCTGCTCGTAGCAGCTCATAATCGCCCGCATCTCTTGACGGCTCATGTGATCCACGTCATAGATCGGAGCGTCCAAGGGGTTACGGCGGCGGCGGTGAGGTGTGCCATCCTCATCCCAATAGGTCCAGCCATCGCTCGGGGGGCGTTTCATACCTTCGATGCGAGCCGCACCATTTCGGTGAGGTACTCCACCTCCAGTTTCATATCGCCTCCAGTTTGTTATCGGCGCGAAGTTCATTCATGCGCCAAATGAGAAATTTCTCCAACCAGAACGGGGAGCACTTGGGACAATGGAACATCCCCTTTTCACCGTCTGGATAAATAGTACAACGTGGGACTACCAGTCGATCTTTTCAGGATCGAATTTTCCCGCGCATCCCGTCCGGCCACACGCGGAGCAGTCTACGTTAACGAAAGCATCGTCGATACGGAGCGACCGTTTGTCTGGGATGTGGATGTGAGTTTTCGTGTTTGGGCAATACTCCGGGCAGTTTGTCACTTCATCCCTGAGTTGTTTGCGCTGTTCGGCTGTGAGTGAGCCCCAAAAGCTATCACTCAAGTAAAGCCATCCTCGTACTGTCGCGTCTGAAATTGGATACATAGTGCCTCCAGGAACGCAGCCCGGTTAGGGGCTGCGTGGTCTGACGGGCGCTATACGTGATAGTCCACCACAACCAAAACAGTTTCGGGCGGCAGAGGTTCAATGAAGCGATGGAGAAACTTTTGTTTCCAGAGTTCCCAAGGCTCATTCCACACCACAATAATGGCGTTTTCGTCGCCTGTCGTGACGCACTTATTTGCCGCCACATCAAGATTGTCGGGGTCTTTGAGTTCGCACTCAGTCGCCGTGGCGCAGCCGAACCAGCCCAGACGCTCAGGTTCATGCCAGTGGCGATTCCGCAGGAAAGCATACGCTGCCGGTACTGGCTTCCCCTTCAGTTCCTTCAACTGGATTATGTCTCCATCGAAGGGCACCCAGAAGCCAGGGTGCTTTAGTGCCTTGCCGGTTCCGTGGCAGCCGTTGCACCCGTTGCACCTGTCGTACCACGCTTGTCCAAACTGAGCGAGTCCTTCCGGCCTGATTCCGGTTCCGGCACACAACTCGCAGACCTCGCTATTACGAGGATCCTCGCTGGCCTTGTAGTCTGGGAATAACATCCCGGTACAGCGCCCGCCGATCTGATACCAGTCCCAACGGGAGCCATCCCGAAACAAAATGCCGTTTGCGTCGTAAGGTTCCATCTGGAACTGTACGGCGGCTTCCACTTCCGCGCGGTCGTTGGGGTTCACCACATCGACCGCTACCAACACACATGCGTGGCTCATGGATTTCTCTCTTCCTTTCGTTGTTTAGGCCGGTACTTCCGCGATGATCTTTGACCACACCGCAGTGGGGATGGTCACGTTTCGATACCAGTAGTGTGTATAGCCCACGTCCTTAGTGCCTCCATCCTAAGGCCCCGCTGTCACCGGGGCCGGTGGAATCACTCGAACAGATGAACCCCAACGAAGTACCCAATGATCCCGAACAAAATCAGAACCAAGAGTACTGTGAAGTGCGATTGAATCCGCTTCATTCGATCTTGACCTCCACGGGGTTGACCGCGTAGACCACGGTTTTGATGTTCGCTGGGTCTCCCCAGTGCCAGAAGGTTGAAAAGCACCCGTTTGAAGGATAAGACAGGGTGAAGCTCTGGATTGGGTGAAGCCCCGAAGTGACTAGTGAGCTCGAGTATGTGGTAATCACCGCCGTGTGAACGTCCGGCTGGGTAAAGCAGGCCGTGACGAGCATTGTCCCAAGCAACCGAGGGATGGGGATAAAGGTCAGCGTCAGGTTTGAGTCAACCGAAATTACTTGCCCTACGGCTGCGCCGCAGAGCGTTGCGAAAACCAACAGTAAGCGTTTCATAAGTTCTCCTAATAGTCTAATTTCTACGAACTTGTTTCTGTGGTTGAGGTCCTTCCCCTTCGGGGAAGGAGAAAGACCCCATTAAACATCCTTTTCGGGGCCTCCCGAGCCCCTAGGTTAGCCCGCCGCGCACTGGTTGAAGGTTAGCGGCGGGCCGATTCGCCAAGAGTCCCACGTGGGACTACCCGTTAAACCGACTTTATTTCTGTGTGGTAAAAACAGTTGATTGTACAAGTTTGCCCTTCACTCTGGCAACGCCTCGACCATTTTGCGCAGGGCGCGCGTACTAACGCCAGCAGCCAAGAGGTCGCGCGCACTAACGCCAGCAGCCCAGAGGTCGCGCGTACTAACGCCAGCAGCCAAGAGGTCGCGCGTACTAGCGCCAGCAGCCCAGAGGTCGCGCGTACTAGCGCCAGCAGCCCAGAGGTTGCGCACATTAGCGCCAGCGGCCAAGAGGTCGCGCGTACTAACGCCAGCAGCCCAGAGGTTGCGCACATTAGCGCCAGCAGCCCAGAGGTAGCGCATACTAACGCCAGCAGCCCAGAGGTAGCGCGCACTAAAGCCAGCAGCCCACTTTTTTTTGATGGCTGATATATCAGCTTCCAGCTGATCCAGTTCCTTCAATAACTCAGATTTCGTTTGCATCGTCTAAACGTCCTTTCGTTCGGCTAGTACATCACATCGTCCATTGTGCGATAGGTGAATGTGGGCGGATGTTCCGCGGCTTCCGCTTGTTTCCAGCCCGCAATGTAAGCCTCAAGTACCGCCGTTGCAGCCTTGCGGTATTCTGTCGGCCAGTACTGCCCCGTAGTGTAGTGAATCTGGCCGTGGTTGTAATACTGGCAATCTTTTATGTGCCATTGAATGTCACTGCGTTTTGACGGATGCACGTACATACCGCAGGGACAGGTGTAGTCGGGCGTAACGGCCCAGTCTGATTCCCCAACCAGCCATTGCAGTCTACCGCTAAACGCCCGGAACGCGTCCGCTAGCAGGTCCGGCCTGGCAGGCGTCAACCCGCGGGCTTCATCCAACGCTGATAGCGCCCGATGGCGATGCTTCCCTATCTCGCGAATCTCCGTCCGGTACGCCCGCAACCCGTCGGACGGGGCCAGCTTGCCCCATTCGTTGCGCGTGTAAGCCCGGTCATAGTAATTGCGCCAGTCCAGGCCGGGACGTTGTTTAATCCACGCTTCCAGCGCGCGAAACACTTCGTCAACGTGCAAGGGTGCATTCACCTCTGTTGATTCTGTCTTCATGACGTTCCTCTCCCTGTTGAGTCCCACGTTGGATTGCTTACGGCCTCAAGCGAGGCCGTGTAATCCCCAAGTCGCGCCACGCGCGTTTAGATTCGTTCCGCAAATTCCTAGCCCTTGCGGCGGCGAACCTGAGCCAGCAGAACCTGAGCTGGACCTCGGCGCCGCTGTCGGAATGGCAGAAGCATTACAAAGCCATCGGCCGCGCGTCATTTAGCTGTCCTCTTGCCACCCCGGAAACCATTATGCTCTCGGCCATCAGGTAAAATCAGCCTGTGGCCAGCCGCTCGCCAGCGATAAATATAGTGCCTCACGAGCGCTTGCGCCGCACCCGTTATGTCGCTGATTTCGGGCACGGTGTGATCGCCCGCGCAAGCGAGGCGGAATATACGTGTGGCCGTAGCGCCCCTGGGTAACCCGTACTTGCGCAGTACCCGCTCGATGTGAGATCTCACTGACCGATCAATTCCGCCGCTTCGGCGGACTCTATCATACTGGAGTCGCCGCGCGAGGTGTCCACGTACCAGTCGCCGCGTGCGTCTCGGCGCACCTCACGCTCAGCGTCTATGGTCCAGATTTTCGCGTCTTCGTCGGTGTAATCGTGCTGTCTGATTGCCTCTTCGGTAAAGCGAACCGTGCGTTTGTTCATAGTGCCTCCACTCTCTTCTACTCTTGTGAGCGGAAGAGAGAAGAAACGCTACGCCGTCGCCTGTTCTGTGATGCTGTGCCAACCAACCTCCGTCCCGCGTGTCTCAATGCGCCAGTCTCCCGGCTCCTCTTCGCGGGCGTCAGCTAACAGTCGCATGGCTGCTTTCAGGTTGGGGTGCTTTTCGTCCGGGCAAAACCAAGAGCCAGCCACATAGGGCGGAATGCCGCGAACGTACTTGACTACTCTCAGATTGATAAAGTCCATATTTCCCTTTCTAGCCGTTAGGCCAATCGGAGCGCGCCGTATAGGTGGCTCCTCAGGTCCAACGTGGGACTACTCAGCCCCGGATCCTCTTAGCGGCCAATTCCAGCCGTAAGGCGTCTCCTGTAACCGTGTAGATGCGGCGTCCGAACGTCGCCGTAGGATGCGGAGCCGATTGCGTGCAACCAGCACCTTGCCAAAATGCGCCATCCGATACGCGGCTCACGCACCAGCAATGAAAGTGTGGATCTCGCTTGGCTTTATCGGCGATCATGCGTCTTTGTAGGGCGTCACATGCTGGCCCCAACTCGCGGTAGATGAGGTTCTCTGCCGTGTAGTAGTTCCTCAATTCGTAGAGTTCTTCAGTTGCCTTCATGGTGTTTCATCCTTTCTCCCGCTCGGCCTCTTGATACTGCACTTATTTCGGTTTGCTGTCAAACTGCGCCGAGCCTCTAGAGCACTGTCCTTGTGTTATCAACACCTTGCGGCCTAGTGCTTATTTCTGTCCTATTTCTGGCTTATTTCCAAGGCCGGGCGCGCGCGAGATTTGGGACCTCGGGCCGGAGGCCCAGGGGGTAGGGGTCGCGCGCGGCGGCGGCCGGGAAGAGCATTGGACCTCTGCGGGCGCGGCGGAAAAAAAATCCCAGGGAAAAAATGAGGGGCAAAAAAACTCTTGACTTTAGGGCAGAAATAGCGCAGAGTATATCCAGATTATGGATACCGAAATAAGTGACAGAAATAAGAGAGAAGTGTTGAGGTGTGTAATTTGCACATGGGTTTGGACGCCGAGGGTGGGGAAAGGTGAGCCGAAGCGATGTCCGAGATGCAGGAGCCAGCGATGGCGGGGAGAAATTACAGGGGGCCAGGGGCGGGAGAAATAAGGGTAATAATATACTTGACTTTCCTGGCTTTCACCGGTTACGCTTGGGGGTGGCGTGACAGGCTAGCGCTTCTTCTCTGGAGTAGGCGGCGTCTCTGGATTGCGATCTTCGTCATTACCTTCTTGACAATTCCAAAGCTCCCCGCGAGCATTGGCCACAAAGAAGCAGAACTTCAGCCAATGCGGAACCTTGAACTGGTCAAGGTAATCGATTCTACCAACCAGAAAAGAGACCATTTCGGAGGTTGGGTAGATGGTCGGTTCTTGTCCTGTAAGGATGAACGGAACAGCAGAGATAGTGTTTGGAGCAAGAGTCCGAGTGACGGGATTGCGTGGGACAATGACGGGTTTTCCGGTCCCCATGTACGTAAACTTGTCGAGCAACATCTTGTCTTGCCAGTTATGCATCCAGTCTGCGTGAGTGCCCATACTGATGTCGCTCTGGCTAGATTGCGCCTTGACCGTTACGTCGAAGGCAGCCGTCCTTCCCATGTTTTTAGGGTATACTTCATACCTGTAGACGTATCCGAATGGCGGCGATGGTGGTGCAACAAGAATTGGCTTGATGGGATCAATCTCTACCCAAGCGCGTTCATCGATCCTAAACTGATCAATGTTACGATTAAGAGCGTCAAGGGAAGTTTCAGCCGCGCTCATGGCCGCCTTAGCTGCAAGCTCAGAAGAGGTGCTCTGTTTTTTGACCTCGGAAAGAGTATTGTTGGTAATCCTCACCAATCTACCAGTGAAGACGGTATAGACGATCAGAACGCTCAGAGCGCCGACTTCCAGCCACACCATGGGACTTATATAAAACTTTTTAGCTTCATAGCTAGTGGCCATTCCCCACATGTATCTGACAATTCGCCGAGTGAATTGAATAGGCAGAGTGGCCACCTTATAAAAGCGGCTGGGTTTTTGCTCGGCGGGATTCTTTGTATCCTCTCCGGTCTGTTCATGCTCCGTGTCGTTCTGCCGGTCCAGCCCACCATCCTGCGGTCCTTGGTGGTTGGAGTTTTCGGGCTGCTGCTTTTCTTCTGTGCTCAAAGATGTATCCGAGACCTCTTGGACGTCATTGACCCTTTGACTTACGTCCCGGCGCGTTTGGATTACCAGAGCGCGGCGATGTTTGTTTCGCGATTCTCACCCTGCGGTCTACACACACGGGCGGGATCGATCTGGATGGAGCGGCTGTGCTGGCTGGCTGGCCGACGCCAATGGCGGGCACTCCGGCGCAGAACGGGAACAACGAAGCGGGGAACACGGACAGCGGGCGCAAGACAGTAGAGATGTGCCAGTGGCCACTGAACGAGCAGGCGCAACTGAGCGGCTGGGCAACGCCAAAGAAGGCAGACGGCGAGCAGGGCAGCGAAATGATGATGCGAGGCAACCTGACCCTGCTGGGCGAGGCCCGGTTAACGGCTTTTGGCGATCGGCCGATTGGGTACTTACTCGGCCCCAACGGGTGGGAGATCGTCCCGGCTTGCGGCCAGTTGAACGCGGCGCATTCCCGCTGGCTCATGGGACTTCCGGGCGTGTGGGACGATTGCGGGGTTACGGCGATGGAATCGTCGCGCAAGTCGCGGCGGCGTTCATCAGAGCGTACTGCGACGAAATGAAAGGGAAAAGGGAGTGAAGTATTTGGTTCGACCCGAACCAAATACGAGGAAGTGAGGATGAGCATGAAGAAGGTTGTTTCAGGTGAGGCCCTGAAATCTCTACTTGGCGAGCGCGTAGTGTTGCTCTGCCTAAACTACATCTATGTTGGCGTGCTCGAAGGCGTGGACACGGATTGCGTGCTACTGGCCGAGCCTTCGATTGTGTATGAGACTGGCGAGTGGTCGGCCGCGACGTGGAAAGACGCACAGCGCCTCCACTGCGAGAAGTTATATGTGCAACGAGGGGCTATCGAGTCGTTCGGAGTCGGCAAATGATGCGCGGAAGACGGTCAAGATGGTCGTGGTCGCAGTCGTGGTCGGGATCGTCTGGGCAGTTGTGGTTGGCACTGTGGTCACGGTCGGGATCGTGGTCTTCGGCATGGTCGTGGTCGGGATCGCCTTCGCGCTTAGGATCGTGTTCGGGATTGTGGTCAAAGTAGCGATTTGGTTCAGAATGCTAGCCACTTGGGCACGGCAGAAATACGGAGGGCACAACCGGCCATGGCACAAGATCAGGGTGAATGGTAAGGCGGTGTGCGGGCGTGTGGACTTACATCCGGGGCGGACGGAATTTCACGTAGGGGATGTGCCGGAGGGCAGGGTTTGCAAATTGTGTTATCCCGAAGCGGAGGCTCACTAATGGTTTCAATTCACCTGAACGTTGCCGACATCAATGCGTGGGGGTCCCCGCCAGGACATGGCGACAACACGCTGTACATCAATTTCCTGAACTCCGGGCTCCTGTTGTACCTGCACGGTCCCACTATCGAAGCGCTCCGGCAGTTCGCACAACAGATTCTCGACTATCTACCCGAGTAGGAGGACCAATTATGAAGCTGGCTGTCGCGTTCGTTCTCGGTTGTTGGGTTGGGGTAGTGATTCAAATAGTTACGTCCCCATCCCCCTACAAGAAGTTAGATCTGCATAGTTGCGCCACGTGGCGCTCGTACCGCAATATTGAAAGCAGCCGTCCTTCCGACATTCTTCATAAAGTTCTGGCTTCTCCAACCTATAGGGGAAGCTTGTCCACTTACGATTGCTTTTGCAAGTCTCTCACTCGACTTCCAGAAGTTGTTCCGTTTTCTTTCATTTTGCTCAGCATCATAATAGGCGGCTATAGCTTCTGGCGGCTTCAGTGGGGCCACTACGGATGGGGATGGTTCCTGCTTCTTGTTGTGAGCATCTGTGTTTGCGCGTATAGCTTGAGCGCTCTCCTGATTCGAGGCATGAATGTCTCTCAGTAATCTTAGTAAACGCTGCGGCTCTTTCTGGGCAAGCCGTCCGCTTGCAGTACGTTGGATCTTACGACAACCTGGTGGAGTTTTGCCGGTATGCGGCAACAGGTAAGAGCGTCGTCTACGGCCCAGTGGAAGACCCCAAATGAGCAAAGCGATTTTCATGGAAACCACCGGCGTCTCCGTTCAGCGGACAGTCAGTGAGATTGTGGGCGAACTGGTGAGTTCCGGGGCAACGGCGGTCAACACGGATTACAAAGACGGCAGGGTTTCCGGCCTGCGGTGGGTGATGCGCATCGGCGAGAAGGATGTTCTGTTCGACATGCCGGTCAGGATCGAGCCGGTCTTCCGGCTGCTCGAAGCCAGAGCCAAGCGGCCCCGTGCGGACTTCCGCGAGAAAGCCATGCGCGACGCCGAGCGAATTGCCTGGAGGCAATTATTGAGGTGGGTGCAGGCGCAGAACGCCATGATCCAAACCTCGATGGTTTCCGCCGCTGAGGTGTATTTGCCCTACCGTGTGGTCAACGCTTCCGGTACCACGTTGTACCAATGGCTGACCGAGACCAAGTTCAAGATGATCGAGGCTCCTAGGAGGACCAATCATGAAATCGATCAGAATAGCGACTGATGAATGCGCTAAGCGCGTGGCGCGTTTTTGGAATCTAATCCAAGAGGAAGGTGCGAAACTCAACTTGGAGATCGCAGTAGAAGACGGCTGCTGTTGGTTCCGAGATCGACTTCGGACGGACTCACTCACTGACGATTGGCCATTTGTAGCGTCGATTAATAATGAGGATGGCCCGATCGAATTTGTCGAGATCGATAAGGTCATATCCCCCGAGGAGTTCGAGTTGCTCACCGTGGAGAGGGCGTCCGGGAAGGCGAGGCGGAACAATGGAAACAAGAGGAAACGCATGATTAAGAAGGTTACGGAAAAGAGGATCACTTTGCTTGATGGTCGTGAAGTGATCTCCGAGCGCTGCGCAAAGATTCTAGACACGATGGTCTCCGGGAATAAACCAGATTCCTGCATTGGGTGGCGGGACGTCTTGAAGGAAGCCGCCAAGCGAATCAGGGAGGGTACATAAGTAAATGACCTACCACTGTATTCGTTGCGAAGAGGACTTCGACTCTACCCTGGAAACTCCGAAACGTTGTGCGGAGTGCGGGTCGCCTCTGTGGGACGTCCCCAGAAAAAGGAAGAGGGGAGCCGGAAGGCCAATCAAGTCTGCGGAGAGTTCCCCTGCCGAGACCCCGGTGGAATCGACGGCATTCGACGGTGAAGATCTGGAGATGCCGTGGGACATCCCGGCACCGGACCTTCCGGTGGCCGTAACCGAAGCTCAGGCGCATATCGCGGAGACGATCGAGAAAGTCACGGGGGAACTGCCGAAACTGGGGAATGCCGAGATCGACAATCGCATGGTCTCCGGCCCGATCTCCGATCCATCCAAGCCGGTCAGACGGGTGGTCCCCAGGAAAGTCAAGGGAATTATATAGTTGACTCCCCTGTGCGCTGAAACATGCTGAGAACCTTTCAGTTTCGTCTTCGTCCAAACGCTACGCAGGTTGCGGAGTTGAATCGGATTCTTGAGGATAACTGCGAGACTGCGAACGCCTGTATTCAGGAGCGAAAAGAGGCATGGAAACTCCAGCACAAGTCGATCACGTACTATGACCAGCAGAAGGAGTTGACGGAACTCCGCAAAGACCTGGCATTCCAGTGGATCGCCTGTGATATCCAGCGTGACCCGTTGCGTCGGGTTGACCGGGCATTCAAGGCGTTCTACCGCCGTTGCAAGGCTGGCGAGAAGCCGGGGTTCCCGCGTTATCGTTCACGTTTCAGGTACGATTCCTTCGGGTTCAGTTTGCCCGTAGTCCGCGAGCGTTCGATCAAAATACCGAACGTGGGGGATATTCGGGCGCGTGGTGGGCGTCCTATTTGGGGCCGCGCAAAATACTGCACGGTAAAGCGTGATGGCAAGAGATGGACGGCTAACGTAGTCTGTGATATCGGCCCCGCCCCAGAGAAGTGCGTGGTAATGCACCCGGTAGGGATTGATGTTGGCCTGACTACCCTGGCGACACTGAGTGACGGAACCGAGATTGAGAATCCGCGTTGGATACGTCAGCACGAAAATCGGATCGCCTCCGCCAATCGCTCGTTAGCAACCAAGACGCGCGGGTCACATAACCGCCTCCGTGCGCGTGAGGCGTTGCGCCGCGCTCATCAACGGGCCGCAAGTGCGCGGTTGAACTACATCCACCACGTCAGCAAGTGGCTGGTAGCGAACTACGATTTAATTGCTCACGAGGATCTGAAGATCCGAAATATGGTGCGATCCAAGTTAGCAAAGTCAATCATGGATGCAGCCTGGGGGCTGTTGATCTGGCAGGTAACTTACAAAGCAGAATACGCTGGTAAGTGGATGGTGCCGGTCAACCCGAAGGGGACATCTCAGAAGTGCAGCGGCTGTGGTGTCATCATCCGAAAGGAACTTAGCGAGCGGGTGCATTCCTGTTCATGCGGGTTGACTTTGGGGCGGGATCACAACGCGGCACTAAACATCAAAAGGCTCGGGATGAGCCTTGCGGGGCTATGCCCCTCAGAACAGCGGGCTACAAGTTGATGTTGAAACACTCCCTGAATCTCAATCTATATCATGTATATAAGTCCCAGCGTTGGCGCAAGTGCTGAGGCAGGAGGTAGAACGTGGCTGACATCAACGAGATCATCGCGGAGTTGGACCGACTGCGTCTGGCTGCGGTGGCACAGGAATGGCCATCGGCTGACTTAAAGTGGTCCATTGCAGCATTTCGCAGCTATCCCCTACTGCGGGATGAGATCCTGAAACTCCAACGAGAGCGGCAAGGCCTGCTCGCCGTCGCGCGGGCGGCGGAAGACTTGAAGAACAGATTGGATGCGGTTCACGCCGATGAGCGCTACCAGTCGGTCTGGATTCTGTACAAGATTCACGGCGGGGAATACACAGAACCGACCTACACAGTGGAACTTGACAAGCTCCGCGAGGCGCTGAAGGACTGAGGCCGTGAAACTCCGACCCGGATTACGGCTCTGGCGATGGCGGTGGCCATGGCTATTGCGATGGCTCTGGCTCTGGATAACGATCTTATCCTATGTCCGACATTTATATGATCCACCAAATTGAAGATGATGTGGAGGACCGCCGACCGAAGCCTGCGAACCCCGTCTATGAGTCCAGGGTGCGTGCGGCTAAGATCATGCTGCTTTCTGGATACTCCAAAAAAGAAGTTCAGCAAATCCATGGGTTCGTGGTGTTACGGGAGGCTGAACTGATGATCCAGGGAAACGTCTTGAGAAGGTATTAAAACACCTCTTGACTTCACTCTTGACTCCGCGTACCCTATAGATCGAGTACAACGTGGGACAAAGACAATGACACCCTCTGCCACCAAGAAAACCGTTAAGCTGGTTCCCATCGAGCAAATTGACGAAACTAATTCCGTCCAAATTCGCATCACCCTCGACGCCAGATTGGTCCATCAGTACCGCTCCTTAATTCAGGAGCACGGGAATATGGACCCCATTCATATCTTCCGTAACGGAGACAACTCCTACCGTGTCGCGGACGGCTTCCATCGCATCGAAGCCTACCGGCAGGAAAACAAGCTGGAAATCCCCGCCGTCATACACGATGGGGACGCCTCCGATGCACTGAAGTACGCCCTATTGGAAAACTCCCATCACGGCGCACGGCTGACCAATGCCGACAAAAGACGCGCCGTTGAATTGGCGGTAACCGACGAGAAGATTGGGGAGTGGAAAGACACCCAGATCGCCAAGTACATTGGCGTCTCCTTATCGTTGGTCGGCGAGATTCGAAGAGGCGAAACCAAGCAAGCCAAGAAAAAGAAAGTGGCGGAACGGAAGGCCAAGCGGGAAGCCTCGACTAGGGGAGTGACGGCCCGCGAACGCGAGGAGCCCGACGATCGGCCCACCAAAGCCATGATTTTGCGCCAAATTCAGGACTACTTGACCAACGACGTGGTTGACGAAGCCGAAGTTGTGAAGTTGATGGAGGGGCCGAAGGCAGCGTGGCAGTGGTCAGCAAAACCGGGGATGATTGCCGCTCTTAAAGTCGTAGGGAAGTCGGGCAGGGTACAACTGGAAACAAATGTGGTGGTCAAGGAAATCAGTGAAGACGAGATCATCTTAAAGTATGAAGGCGATGGGAAGGTAGGGGTGTTGGGATGAAGCCCGAGCAAAGGCCCAGCGATTTCGAAATAGCAATGGGGATGACCTACGATGAGGCGAAGAAGTTCTTGATCTCGACAGGGCGCTGGGAAAATGTCGAAGACCAAGATGGGTACACCATTATAGCAACGGCGAAGTATTGGAAGGAGCATCCAAAGCAATGACCAAATTCCAACTCACCCTTGAGATCATCAAAACCTTGGGGCTCTGCTATGAAGTAGGATGCCAAGGACCAAACAAGATCGGCATCGCCATCGAGCGGTTCGCCTCCATCGAGAGCGTGTTCGACGTTGTCCACATCCAAAGCGAACTGTCGTGCAATGAAATGGCGGTTCGTTTCTTGGAGTTCATCTACCACGGCAAACCGATTCCCGAATGGCTGGAAAGAGCCGAGGACATCCTGGAATGACCCCTCGCGACCTGAGGAAGGCGATCCGCGAAGGCCGTATGACGGCATCGGACCCGCGTATCTATAAACGCGCGCCGGAACCTCCCGAAGACTGGTCACATCGTAAACGGACTCGATTGAAGGTTGCGATCAATGCCGCCATTATGTTCTTGCAGGGTTCGGAGTGGCCGGAAACCAAGGCTTATTTAATCGGGATGAAGTACACTCAAGCGCTGGATATCTCCAAGGCCCGCGTACAACAGTATGTGAAGTCGGGCACGGACTTTCTATTGAGCCAAGGTTACTTCGTCGAGGTCAGGAAAAGCCACAAAAAGAAGGTTGCGAAATGACGCTGCAAGTCTTGATGTCGTGGATTGGCTACGGGATCGTGGCGATCGCGGTGGTAGTGGCCGTCTACAAGATGGTACTCTCCACCGTGAGGGTCATGCGCAGTCCCACGGTGTACCAGCCATCGCTGGAGTTCACCGAGATCCGCGACCAGATTTGCAAAGTGAACGCAGCCATCCAGGAGCAGGCGGGCATAACCCGAACGCATCTTTCAACGATCAACGACAATCTCGCTTTAGTTCGTGATGGTCTTGTTGGCGGGCGTGTCGAGCGGACAGATCAAGCATCCAAGCAACTCGCCGCCCTGGATTCCCTGTCCCTCTCCTTCGAGAAGTTCACCAGGAGCCAGACCAACTGGTTGACTAAGATTCTGGGTGGAGATGGAAGCGGCTACACGGACATGACCGATCAGGAGGCGGAACTCCGCGAACGGGCGGAAGGAATCCGGCGACGTTACGGGGTAGATTGGGCAGAAGCCATGGACCGGGCCAAGAAGACTTTAGTATACGAGCCAAACGCAAGAATGAAGGATCAAGTCTGAAAAGGAGAAGTGCAATGCCGTTGTTTGAAGTAGCGATCATCGAGAAGCCGAGCAAGAAAGAAGCCGAAGAAGGGGCCGTCGAGAAGTTGGTCTTTGGCCCCAAGGCTGTGATTGCCCGAGATGGACAGTCCGCCGCCCTTGCTGCCGTGATGGGTGGTGAAGCACCCAAAGTGGATATGCAGAAGGCGGAGGTACTGGTCCGCCCTTTCGCCTAGCCACCGTCCAGAAGGCGGTGGAGCAAGATAGCCCCTGGGGCAAGAGTGCTGTGGTGGCCGAAGCGGTGTGGGATGCTTTACACCCCGCTAAACCGGCGCAAAAAATTCTGATGAACCCAATCGCCCAACCCGGTGACTTCCGCTACATGGACCCGCCGAATCTGCCTCCGTACATCGGAGAGTTTCTCCGGTATCTCGTCGAGACGCAAGGCGGTCTATTCCCCACGACCACTAGTGGAGCCACCGTTTTCTACGGGAAAGCTCCGGTCGGGGCCATGTCGTACAACGTTGCAACCCTGTCCAATATGTCGCAAACGACGACGAGTAATCTGAACCAGTAAGAAAGGAGAAAACACCCGACAGTCTAAAACACAATACACCGCAGCCGGTTGGAGTACAAACGCAACCCTCTAGCGGATAGAGGGCCGTGCAGAGCCTTGGAGTGAGGCGGACTAATTTCTGGGGAGGTGGGTGCGCTGAATTTCAAGGCTCTGCAAGGAAAGAGACGCCAGGAAGCATGGACCAAGCACTCAAGGATAAGTTCGCCCGCTACATTCAGAAGACCCTCGACCGTGGGCTGAAGAAGACCCAGGACTCTATTCTACTCACCGAGGACGTGGTGGACACGGTGGAAATGCTCTATGACATGAACACGGAGGAATCCGGTATTGCCACGGTTCCACCGGGCGTGCCGAGTCCCACGTTGGACGTTCACCCTCCCCCGCCACTGGGAGCCGTGGTGCTCCATAAAGACGTTGCTACGGACCCCGGAGAGGCCAAGAGCGTAATTTTAATGCCGGGAGATCCGGGATTCGACGAGCATAAGCCCGCCGATATAAAGCGTAAGGTATTCACGGCGGGAACCGTCCGCAGGCGGGCAGTCACAGGAAAAAGGCCATCAAACCTAACGGAAAACCCTAAGTGGGACGTGTCGGATCTGATTGCTCTTATTAACGATAATTCACCGGACTACATCGAATTCGAGCCGAGGGGGCTGGAAGGAAAGTTGACTTTACGGGCGCGCAAGAATGTCCTCAACCAGGCCGGGATGGGACTGGTTCATTTGACCTACAAGCACGATGCCGTGTCGGATAGTGCTGGCGGGGGAGCTGTTGAAGGACAGCCTACATCTCTTGGCCTATTGGTAGCTCGCAAGACCTTCAGCGTCTACGACGAAAAGCAGGACATTAGCGCGGCGCTCGATGAAATCCTGGAGCAATTGAAGGCAATGTACAAGCCCCGCCCGAAGTACATGTCTCCGGCGGAGATCGGTGATTCCCCTCCATTAAGGGAGATTGGAAATTTCGACACTGACAACCTTCCGATGGGCGACCGGCTTACAAAGCAAGAAGGGCAGATGCAAAAAGGTTTTCGGTCCATATCCGACCCTAGAGCTTCTAAGCATGAGGATTCGATTTTGCAGTCATCCTTGAGGGATCAGAGTGTGGCCAATTCACGGCTGGTTCCCCCCAGGCCAGGAGGTTAGGAAGTAGATGGGACAGCCACAGCAAGATCGAATGGACGGACGCCACATGTTTAGGAGAGAGAGACGATGCAAACGAAATCTGAGTTATTGAAGGAACTGGATCGACTGGAAGCTGATATATCAGCCATCAAAGAAAAGTGGGCTGCTGGCGTTAGTACGCGCGACCTCGTGGCTGCTGGCGTTATCGCGCGCGACCTCTTGGCTGCTGGCGTCAGTGCGCGCGACCTCTTGGCCGCTGGCGTCAGTACGCGCGACCTCTGGGTCGCTGGCGTCAGTGCGCGCGCCCTCTGGGTCGCTGGCTTTAGTGCGCGCTACCTCTTGGCCGCTGGCGTCAGTACGCGCGCCCTCTTGGCTGCTGGCGTCAGTGCGCGCGACCTCTTGGCTGCTGGCGTTAGTATGCGCGACGTGCGCGAAATGGTCCAGGCGTTGCCAGAGTGAAGGGCAAATAGATGGGACAGCGCCCTGAATGCTATGATCCCCGGTTACGTGAGCCAACGGATCGTATTGCTGAAGAGCTTTCCCGAATAGGGATCATAGCATTCAAGGCAGGGCTGGCCCCCGAAATTGATGATTTGGTGACGATCGCCAGTCATACCTTTAAGGTCACTGGGACTGCCACGAAAGAGCAATATCTATCGGCGGTAGATAACGCCGGTCATAACCATGACAAGTATTTTAAGGAAGGAGCGTATGACGATTACCGCTTCCTTAGAGTCAAAGAGATTACGCAGTAGAGGGTCAGGCAGAGAGGTTAGGAAATGAGAGTAGAAACCGACGAAAACGAAGGGAATTATATAGTATAAGTCCCAAGGTGTAGTACCATCGTTCTATGAACTGGCCTATTCAAAATCCGCTGGCAGGCATCGGGATTCAACTCGCTGCTATACTAGCAGGCCAATCGTTTCTGGAGAGACAAATGAGCGCAATCGCAACGCAACTGACGGCAATTCAAGGTTCCATCACAGCCTTGCAAGGGGATGTAGCCACGCTTGCAACCGGCATCACCGGCCTGGAGGCCACCATTACACAGCTTCAGCAGTCGATCGCCAACCAAGGGGACGTATTGAGTCCCGCGACGCAGACGATCCTGACGAATCTGGTCACGCAGGCGGCAACCGCAAAGACCGCCGCCGACGCAGCCGTAGCGGAATTACCAACATCGGCCACCTAAACTTTCAATCCGCGTCTGGATCTGGCTGTGGCTGCATCCTCCGTTGCGGCCACAGCCGATTTTTTTGTTCAGATTGACTCTTAAAGTAAGTCTGCTATATTGGGGTCGTGGCGGACAAAAAGAAGCCGAAAGTGACCCCCATCGCAACCCAGATCAAGCAGGTTGCCAGCAGTCCCACGTTGAACCCCGCTCCCCCACTGGTTATTCCCGAGAAATTCGCTGGCATCAAGGTCACCGCCAAGAACCTCTCCAGCCGTTCCATTCAAGGGAAAATCCAGGCCTTTCACGCCATCAAGCACCTATTTAAGTTATTCCATAACTTGGAGATTAGCGTAGAAGCGGGAGATGTGGCGGCGATGAGACTTGTGGCCCAGATGTACGGCTTAGTAGAAGGTGGCAAGGCGGGCACGGTTGTCAACGTCCAACAGAACAACAATAATCAGACAGCCAATATCAGCGCCTCAGGTTCCAAGGGGCTGGCTACACCGGACGCTATCTTCCGCATGTTGGCTGACGAACAGGAAACCCGCCAGTTAGGACCAGCTCGCAGAGTGGTGGATCTGGTTGCCACCCCCGTGGAGTACGAGAAGACCAAGCCGGTCGAGGAATAGTCATGTGGCGACGCGACCCTGGCGTATCCGCCATGATCGAGTACTTGGATCGGGACCTCCCCTTAAAACTGAAGATTAGGGAAGAAGACTGGGACCTGATCCCCTCTATCGAAAGATTTGAACTGATTGAGGGGTTGGCTGACGGGAAGAAGCTCAAAGCGGCCATCGTCGAACAAGCCCGTGCCTGCCGAAACGATTTCAGCTACGCCGCGAGAAATTACTTCTGGATCACTACGAAGGAACTGAAGCGACAACTCCTATCACTCTGGGAAAGCCAGTTCATCATTCTCGATAAGTACTACGAACTGAAGGCCAAGGGCAGAGCACAGAAGATTTTGATTTTGAAAGCTCGCCAATTGGGCTGCTCGACTTTGATTGAAGCGATGATCGCTTGGCGGGCGATGTTCTTTCCAAATACGAGAGCCATCGTAGTCTCGGTTGATCGGGCGCACTCTTCTTACTTATTCGGCTATATGCTGTACATCTACGACAACATGCCGTGGTGGTTGAAGCCGATGCAGTCCAGCCGTAAAGAAGAGACGGGCTTATTCTTCGAGAATGAGGACCCGCTACTCCGTTTAAGACATCCTGGCATGAACTCTCGTGTAATGGTGCAATGGTCGAACCAATACTCTGGAGTAGGACAAGGGATCGCTGTAGACGCGGCCCACGTCTCAGAGTTTTGTGGCTACCTTGAGGACGACTTAGAGCGCATTGTCAACGCCGATTTAGGCAACTCGATGGCTGATAAACCGCAAGTCTTCGGATTCATCGAAGGGACGGGTGAAGGAGCCGGAACCGCTGCGCATCGAATCTGGAGAGCGTGTGAGCGGCGTATGGATCAAGGCAAATGGCCACGTTGGTATCCACTGTTTCTTCCGAGCTTCTTCGAGACAACCAGAGTTCTGGCTCCTCCGAACGGTTGGTGCATTCAAGAACCAGAGAGACTGATGCGGGAGCGGGCCAAGAAGGAATGGCTGACGTGCGCGAATTGTCGGAAGTGGCGCAAAGCCGCGTTATTCGGAGAATCGGTCAGTGGAGCAAAGTGCCCCGACTGTGACACGGGAACCTTGCAACCGATGGTGCTGACGGACGAGCAATGCTATTGGCATCAGGACAACCGCGAGCAAGCTGAAGAACAGGGGGAGAAGGCCAAGAAACAGTGGCTTCAGGAAATGGCCGTCACCGCCGAGGACGCTTGGCAGGTAAGTGGTTTCGTGATGTTCAACGATGCCTGCCGCGAGTGGGTGAATTCGACCGTAGATCGGAATCCAGTCAGGAAGGGAAAGATTTATCGGGAAACCGGCGAAATCCACGGGGCGGGCGGAGAAGATGGCCGGTGTTACATCAAGGGGTGCAATGTCGATCATCGCCAAGACGAGACCCCTTTTTGGGTCTGGGAGGAGCCGCTACTGGGCGTTGAGTACTCAGTTGGAGTGGACCCGAGCGAAGGAATCGGCCAAGACTACAGTGTGATCTTCGTCAACAAGATCGGTAAGTTTGGCCAGCCCGATGAGCAAGTGGCGGTCTGGAGGGATAACCACACCAAGCCCAAGGAATTGGCCTTCTACTGTAACGTCATTGGAAGGTGGTACAACGACGCCTTGATGTGCATCGAGTACAACGTCTATCAGACTGTTGGTGACGATGTGCTGATTTTTTATCAGTACCCAAATGTCTTCCGGTGGAAACATCTGGACTCCCTGCACCCTTTGTCCGGGAAATGGCATTGGTACACCAAAGTGAATACGAAGGCGTACCTTCATCAGACGGGAGTGGACTGGCTCTTGTCTCACACTTGGGTAATTAGGTCAGCAAACTTTGCAGAGGAAATGACCACTTACCGGAAAGAAGAGGCTGACTCGCGGACCTTCGGGGCTGAGGAAACGTTTCACGACGACGAACTCCTTGCCGGTCTCATCTCTCTTTACTGCGCCCATGAAATGGACTGTGACGAAGGAGGCCGCGTTCGCGTTCCAGGCGTAGTGGAAGTCCAGAAGCCCGCGCGGTATCGGTGTTACTGTCAGACTTGCCGGTACGGGGAGACGGTGGACTCGGAAGGCAAATGGCCGTGGGTCTGCGATAACCCGGAACGAGAATACCGTTGTCCGCAATGCGGCTCGATCCAACTGAAGGCTATTTCGCTGGAAATCCAACTGCCCAACTCGTTGGGTTTTGAAGGACTGATGACGTTGATGGGGAAGAAGCCGGAAGGCCAGCCTTATGAACCGAGGATTGAGGACTTGTAGTCAAGGGGAAACGGGAGTACTATAAAACCCAAGGAGAAAGCCGTGAGCGTTAAGTACAACATTCAACTTGAGCTATCCGAGAACGACATCGGACCCCTAATGACCATGGTCGAGGGGGATGAGAACGAAGTTCAGAAGCTCACCCAGATCATCCAGACACTCTTAAAGGACGTTTCAGGCGGCGGGCTGATGCTCACCCCGAACGAGATGGCGCGCATCACGGAGTCCACCGGCTTAGAACCGACTTCCGGCGAAGAACTCTTGCCGCTATTGGCGGAGGCGGCGGGCCGCGAAGAGGGCAAGTTGACGTTCCGGTGCTCCGTGGACCCGGTATACGAAGACTATTACCAGGAGGCCGCAACATCTCAAGGGCGAACCGTGAAAGAGCTGATCCAGGACATCTGGGACATCTTCATAGACGGAGACCCGATGCAATACAATATGGGAAACTCCGGCTATCCTCACTTGGTCCGCATGATGCCCAAAGACAAGCAGGCCCTAGAAACACTTCTGGGCGGTAAGTTCGAGACAGGCACCGATCTGGTCAAACTGATTCAGGAGTCTCTGGGCGGCGGGCTGTTCCAGGACATCGCAGAGAGCCATACGGAGGCGGTGTGATGTTCGAACTCGACAAGGACAAATACAGGTTACTCGCACTTGAATTTCTTCGCAGGAACGAAGGCCACATAACGTTGTACGGATCAGACTGTGCGACTGAAAACCTTGAAGGAGCGGATATTGAGGCGGTAGCCTCCTGCAAGACCATAGACGTTGAGTTCTACCTCATTGATAAAAATGAGGCTGCTCGTCGGAAACAAGAAGACTCTATCCTGATCCCAGCGGCTAATGAATTGGTAAGGCGCATGATCGCCAATAGAACCCTTGGCAGGACTGTTAAATACGGGTTCACTGGCTTCAAGAGAGGTCACGAAGGACCGTTTACTGGTCAGATATATCCAGCCATCCGTTTGGCTGAGTTCCGATCAATTAATATACCACGAGAAAGCCTTGCTGATCTGTGCGAGGTAGCCGCAGCAACTAAGGCGGCAATAGAAAGCTTGGAGATGGCCTTACGGCCAGTTCAGGAGTCCCACGTGGGACAGGAGTAGATTGTGCCAGTTTTTGAGTCAGTGTGCGTCTCCAAGACCTGCGGCAACCGTGGTCTGATTGTGGAGCACTTCTATAAACACTGGGACGATCCGACTGAGCCCTGCGAAGAGTGCGGGGAAAGAACGGAGAAGATACCCAGTTCGTTCGCCAGTCCCTTCATGGGAGATATGGGACGGAAATACGTGGACAGATCCCTAGACGATGGCGACCGCCAGGACCTTCACCACTGGGTCTGGGACAGGAATACCCCGGACGGCAAACCTAAGCCCCGCTACATAGAAACCTTCCAACAGCAAAAAGAGTGGTGCCGCAGCAATGGTGTGGCCCTCCCATCCGAACTCCCAAGCAATTGTGAAGCCTCCGAAGATGGGAGGAAATTGCAGAAAGCTACCGCCACATTACGTGACCTCAAGGAAGCCGAAAAGAAACAACAGGTTGCCGAAGCCAAAGAGGCGTCGTGACGGCACAAATATACTCGACACACCCACAGGAAATCTGTGAGGATCAATACACAGAGGAGCCTGAGGCCATGACGCTGTGTATTGCCGCAACCTGCACCTACCAAGCAAAGTCAACGCTAGTTTTGTGCCGTGACTGGCAGGTTAACAAAGGCACGCTAATAACTTCGGACGATGCAGACAAGCTACGAGAAATCGAAGAAGGAGAATCGCACTGCTCGATCTTGATTTCTGGACAACCGACACGCGCCGATCAATTACTTAACGCTTGTGATCCAGCGATACGTGGATACATGCGAGAGTCTAATCCGGCAGATACCGATTTGCATATCGACGCCTTACTTGAGGGATTGAGAGCGGCGTGCCGCAATGTGAAGCGTAAATTAGTAAATCACTTCGTTAGTATGACCCTTAACATGGACTTTGAGGAATTCTCTAAACACGGGCGGGAATGGCTCCGAGAATCTCACTACGACGATGTGTGGCACGAGATACGCCATTTGAACCTTGGCGCAGAGTTGTTGATTGCGTTATTCGATGCGGAACAATACGGACAGATCGTTCGTGTTGATCTTTCCGGCGAAGTACATTGGGAAAACGACTATTCAACAATCGGCACTGGGTCAGACATTGCTCAGGCGTTTCTTTGTCAGAATGAGATGTACGATCCCGACACTATAACGCTTGGGGCCTGCATTTATGAACTACTACGCGCCAAGTTTGCGGCGGAGCGGAGTCGTGATGTTGGAACCGGAACTAGCGTTGACATTATTGTTGGCGGTGCCCAAAAGTACAGCATCAGCGATAAAGGCTTTAAGTATTTCGAAAATAAATTGCGACCATACAAAATTCCAAAGATCACCTTTGCTGAAGATTTTCTCGAAGAGGACATCCCCGCAAAGCCAGAACCAAACGTCGATAATGATGTATCCTGACGACAGTGAAACGATCTACCGGGGGCTTCGCAAATCCTATGTTTGAGCGATACACGGAAAAAGCGAGGCGGGTGATCTTCGTCGCCCGCTATGAGTCCAGGAAGTTCGGCAGTCCCTATATCGAGACGGAGCATCTGCTGCTGGGCCTGCTGCGCGAGGACAAGGCGCTGGCGAACCGCTTTCTGCGCTCGGACAGCGCGGTGGAATCGATCCGCAAACAGATCGAGGGGCATACCGCGCCCCGGGAAAAGGTCTCCACTTCCGTCGAGCTGCCACTCAGCCACGAATGCAAGCGCGTGCTCGCTTACGGGGCCGAGGAAGTCGAGCGCCTCAACCACAAGCACATCGGCACCGAGCACCTGCTGCTCGGCCTGCTGCGCGAGGAGAAGTGTTTCGCCGCCGGAATCCTGCATGAGCGCGGCCTGCGCCTTGCCACCATCCGCGAAGAATTGCAACGTTCGCAGAGCGAGAAAGCTCCCACCCGGCCCAAGGAAAGCTCCCTACTGTCGGAATTCAGCGAGAAAGTGATCTCCGCGCTGGCCCGCGCCATCCGCCGCTCGCACGCCGGTTTGACGTGGCGCAAACCGTGATTAGCCATTTGGTGGTAGATTATGGAATGCTCCTTAAGCGAACATGGGCCCAACGTGGGACTTGATGTAGGCTGAACAGTGTAGGTAACGTTGCCGAATCCAAAGAAATAGCTTAGGATAAGCGCAGGAGGCTCCTCTATGAAACGAGGCCACAAAGGCCGGAAGGTGAAGGGAGGCAACAGCCCTCGCCAGCCAAATGCCCCTCATCGCGCCGAACGCAAACTAAAGGCGCGGCGCTGAATCTCCCCTGCCGTGAGGACGATTTGAGGCACCTATGGCTTCGTTAGCGATCGTTCCTCGCGCATCCGTCGAACGCAATTCTGGCTCGCGCGATTTCCCTGACCAATACTCTAGAAAACTTCTAGGTTGGCGCGACGCCCTTCTCCGCCAGGGGATGGAGGAAATGCGCTCTTGGCGGGACCTGCAAGAGATCGAAAGAATCCTGGACTACTTGGACGGCAACTGGTATCCCTCGACACGTCCAGACTACAGGTCAAAGTACTATGACGATTACATGGGTGATATGCGTTTAGAAGCCCTGTCGTCATTGAGTCAGATCCGCCCTACTATCGACATCACGTCATCGGTCGAGGCGTACAAAAAGCAAGCCGAGACGGTTCACAAGTACATCCGGTCGCTGTGGTTCAACATGAACCTGGATGCGATTGTGGTGGAGTGGCTGGACCATGCGCTATTTGGGACAGGATTCCTGAAGCACGTAGCCGGAGAAAACCAATTCCAGTTTTCAGCGCACGGGGCCGATCAGGTGATTCCGGTTCTCTGTAACGGAAAGATACAGGAATCGGCAGCGGTCATCTATCAGAACTACAAACCACTCCCGTACTTCTACGCCAAGTTCGGCAAAGAGAAATGCCAAGGGCTGGAAAAGTACACGGTCAACCTGAGCCGGTCACTTTCTCAGGACAAGTACGTTCGACCTTCTAGCGTGCCTGAGTACACGTGGAATGCGATGAGTCCCGCCATGAAGCACAAGATGTCGCAGCGCGGCGGTCCAGTTCGAGAATCCGAAGGGACCTACGTACCGTTCCCAGTGATCGAGTTGAAGGAGGTCTATTTCGACGATTGGTCGATCAATGAATCTGGCAATGAAGTGTTCGTTCAGAATCAGGACCTTCATCCCAGTCAGTACAATTACCACTATCTTGTGCCCCCAGGAGCAAGATTATTCCCGCGTAAGAGGCTGGTGATTTTCGCCGGGGATCGGATCATGTACGACGGTCCAAGCCCCTTCTGGCACGGACTGTATCCTTTCACGATGCTTCAGTTGAATCCCTGCGTGTGGAGCCCCGGTGGAATCTCGAAGTACCGAAGATTGATCCCACAGTGCCAAGCCACGAATAGCATCGGTGCCGGAGTAGAGGAAGCCGTAAAGAGAGCGTTGAACCTGAACGTAGTGGGCAAGCGTGGTGCGATGGCCGAAGTGGTGTGGGATGCCTTCCAACCCGCTAAACCGGCGCAAAAAATTCTGATGAACCCAATCGCCCAACCCGGTGACTTCCGCTACATGGACCCGCCGAATCTGCCTCCGTACATCGGAGAGTTTCTCCGGTATCTCGTCGAGACGATCAAGAAACGTTCTGGATCATTGGACATCTCCGGCATCGCCAAGAAAAAGCAAGTGCCGGGAGGTGAAGCCATCGAACAGATGAGGGAGACGTTGAGCGGTCCATTCCAATTGGAAAGCCGCTACCTTGAGATCGCATTAGAAGAAGCTGGGTCACAGATGGTATCGAACGTCTTCCAGTACGCCACTTTAAGCGGACGTATGAGAGTGCTGGGGGCAGACGGGATGACGCCGGAAGACTTCGATTACGACGCTGGGACCATGGTTCCTTCCTCGGCACCGAAGGAGGATTTCTGGCGGGCATTCAGTATGAAGATCGCTCCTGGATCGACTCACGGAACGAGTAGAATGCAGAAGGAGGTGAGGGCGGCCACGTATTTCAAGATGGGCGCTCTGTCACTTCACGGTCTTTATCGGCAAGCGGAATTCCCGGAGAACGCAGACCTTGTCATACAGGAAATGCAGAAAGAACACGAGGCGGGTATTGGTGGAGGGCCGAAGGGTGCAGGAAGAACGCCGCGTCAAACGAGAAGTCAGCGACAGGGCTCACCCGTATAGCGCCTGGACCCCGTTCACCTTGATGTCTCTCTACCTTCACGTACAAAGAGGGGGTTGGGGGTACATGGTTGTGGTACGCGATCTTGGTCAGTGGAAGCATCCGAACGGAGAGCGCGGTGGCACGATGCTCGAACTATCGCTGAGTTGAGTCCCACGTGGGACTACCGCCATCACTCGTATCCCTCCAAGAGAATCCTTTGAACCTGGAGGTAGTGCTCGTACTTGACGATCACTACCAATGGCTTGTTGGTGATCTGGTCCTGAACAACTATTGGTCGTCTTAGTTGGCGCAGCGCCTTAGCATTTAGAAGCCTCAGTTTGCTAGTTCCGATGTACTCAAGATTAGGGTCTACGAATGGGAAGTGAGGAATCTCGGAAGTCCATAGTTTCAAGTCTTTAGGGGTAGCCACTGATCCAAGAATAGCCAGAAAGTGAGCAACTGTCTAGACACGTTGGGAAGCATCCCCTTTCATTGACTTGTAGTACGTTTATTACAGCCTCAGGTTCCGTTTGAGGACTTTTACGAAGGGAGGCCCACCATGGCACGTCGGGGAAAGAAAGGCCGCAAGCACGGTCGCAAGTAACCCAACACGCCTCCCGCTGGGGTGGCCCGGTGGCGTGCCTAAGTCAAGAAAATAGGCCACCCTTTATTCCAGCATGACCACGGAAAAAATTTATGGCCAGAAAGAAGGGCAGGAAGAAGGCATCGCGCCGTAACAAGCGCGTGTACCGGAGATAGTCTATGAAATACCCTCAAAACTTTCACGCAACTTCGAGCAAGGAGAAGTTAGCCCAAGGCCCGAAAGATATGCCGGATCGAGGCGGTCCCAAACCGAACGCCCATATCACGGCAACCCAGGTTTCCCTCAGCCGTAAACCGAATCCAGTCGCCGCCTTCGGCGATAGGCAGAGTCATGGCGAGCACTCGCACGACGGGGCCACGCTTGTCAATTTGTCGAGGAAGGCAAGCAGCCCATACGACAAGGACGGGATGAGCGAGACAACTATGCAGCACTCGTTCGAAGGGAAGAATCGGACCAAGAAGGCGTAAATGGCCACGGGCACCACACCTCCGCTGCCTCCTGACATTATCCAGCAACAGCAGGCCCCTCCAGAGCAGCAGCAATCGGTATTCTCAGCGCAAGGCGTCAATCAGCCCCAGGATGGGATGCAGGTCGTGCAACAGGTGATGGGGCAGATTCAAAAGCTCGACCAGTGGGTGGGTGAGACGAAAACCCTATTGGAATCCTTCGACCCCTCATTGGTTCCACTGTTCAAACCGATCGCCGAAGCGGGCATGAAACTCGCCGAAGAGATCCAGAAGAAAGCACAGCGGAGCGGAATGGCCAAGGGTAGCCCGGTAGTGCCGCCGCAACCGCCGTCTAACCCATCAGCCGGACCTCCCAGTCCGGTGATGTAAGAGAGAATAAAGATGCCCTTTGAGAACCTATTAGCCGCGATCGCCGATGACGGCGAACGCAACAGTCTCAAGGCCATCTCCGAGAAGTATCCTGCCGTGAAACGATATGCCGAACTTGGGGAGCAAGTGGAACCATTACTTCCCAGGGTCAAAGCACTTCAATACGAAACTCTGCCTCCGGTAGTCGAGGAGTTGGAGAAATGGCGGCACTTCAAGGAAACAGATTGGCCTATGTGGGAACAAGAACACAGCCGCGTTCGGACATCACTAGCCGAAGCCACCGCAGAGGTGGAGAAGTTGCGGGCGCGTGGAGAACTTGATATGACCGCCGAAGACGTAAAGAAGTTGATCGATGAATCGCTGACCGCGAAGGGCGTGGTGGATGTGAACACGCTGACCTCGAAGCTGACGGAATTTCGGGACAAGGAAATCCGCCCCGAACTGAACTCGACTATCAACGGTTGGGGCAATCGCTTCCAGGAGGTCTACCAGAAATTGACGCCGAAATTCGGGGCGCACGAGAAGACCTTCGGAGAGGCCTTGGATGCGCCCGCCGTCTTCGAGCACATGAAGAAGTTGGCCGAAGCTAAGAAAACATCGATGGCGAACATCGACCCAGACGAAGCCTACAACGACTTCTACAAGGATAAGTTCGCAGCACGCGATACGGCGACCCGTGAAGCGGAGAAGAAGGCGGCTCGCGAAGAAGGCATTGCGGAGGGCCGCAAGCAAGCAGCGGCGTTGAGCGGGCACAGTCCGACGATTGTGGACGGCGGCGGTGGCGGAAGGAAGCTGGGACCTTTGCAGCGGCGCCAACTGGAACGGTTGAAGCCCAAGGAAGGCGACGCCATTGAAGCGCCTTTAGGTAAAGGGATCATCTCGCAGCAGTACGTCCAGAAGAAGTTAGAGAAGGAAATGAGCGGGAGCGCAGTATAGCGCTCCCGAAAGGCAAGATGAGGCTAGGAAACAGCGGCGATCTTTCGGTGACTCGCAAGGTAAGCGATTGCCTTGACGAGCAAGGCCGGGTCGTCCAAAAACCCACCGAGGCCTGTATTGCACTTCTCGCAAAGGAGTGCTCGGTGAGTGCCGGGGAAATTGTGATTGTGATCGACGGCCAGCCTCTCGTTCTTCGGTCCTCCGCTGGGCGGCTTACCGCAAATGGCGCACAGACCGTTCTGCGCAGTCTCAAGGGACTTTCGTCCTTCTGGACTGAGGCCGTAGAGTTTGTATTCCATACGTTCTCTACGGGACATGTGATTCTTCGGCGTGTGATACCAAGTCGTAGATCTCGCGCAGGCGCACTTCTTGCAGATGTTGCTTCTTCCGCCCGGAGATCTGCAATGAGCCGAAAAGTCATCTATCGACAGGATGGATTGGCAGATAGTACAGACCTTCTGTCCTTCGAGGATCGTGATATTCGGGCAGGTTGCGAAATGTCTCTGAAGAAGCAACTGCACGGTCTTGTGTCCGCAGTAGTTGCAAGACACAGGCATTCCCGGACCTTTCTTTGGGGCCTCTTTTATCGTCTTCGGCAGGTTCTTAGGGTTAAGCTCGCACCGTTTTCGGTGCGGCCATATTTCTCTGGCGGAATGTTGTTCTCCGCAGTGAGGACAGGCCTTGTACACGCGAGTACTCAGTCTGATCTTTGTTTGCTGGGGTTGTTCCATACGTTTAGTGTACGCCAACCCCTACTCAATGTCAATGAAATAGGAGGTACGTAGAATGGCCTTGCAGCTAACGGAGCTGGACGCCTTAGACATAGGGCCTTAGCCGAGAGATCGGTTATGCAAACCTCGTGAATTGCTGGGACACCTAAACCCGAATTGGCGGGCAAGGCAATCAGCAGCCAAGCCGACGAGAGTCGGAAGGTTCAACGATCATCCCGAGAGGGAGTAGGGCCAAGCGGCCCGAAGCGCGAGGCGACCCGAAGCGGGCCGATGAGATGATCTGCTCTGCTGGGAAACTTGCAGAAGGCCGGGAATAGCGAACCCGGTCGCAACATCAAGGATGTGTACGATTACATCGTAGAGAAGACAACGGATTAACTGATAGTCCCTTGGCGGTGAAAGCCGCCTCGAAAACCGCGTGAATTGCTGGGAAGCCCTTCGGGGTAATCAGCAGCGAAGCCCAGAAATGGGAACGTTCAACGGCCATCCCTTCGGGGAGTACGGGCAAGTGCTCGGAAGCGCGCGGCACCCTTCGGGGTGATGATATGGTCTGGTCTCACATGAAAGTGTGAGAAGGCCGGGAATAGCGAACCCGGTCGCAACACGAACGATCATCTACGGTGCAGATCCTGCATTTACTAGGCTCAGTCAGCAGAGAGCAGAACGATTCGCGGGCAACAGCCGCGTAAGGAGGCCCGTGATTGTTGGGGAACTCCTCGGCGATTTTATGGGCAAGGGCGAAACGATGGACATCAACTTCGTTACGACCGACGCGGCGATCACGGTGGACCTGAAGGTAGCGTGGGTAAACATCACGCTATACGGATGGGACGCGATGAACGACGATGGCCAAGAGGCGATTTTCAATCAGGTAGAGATGAAGTTCCTCAACGCCTCATTGAAGATGGCGAAGATCCTGGCCGTCAATATGTACCAGAACGGGCAGGGTGCGCGGGCTAAATACCTGAACGGATTTGATGAGTGGATCGACGACGGAACAAATTACTCCCAAGTCGGCGGCCAGAACCGAACCGATATCAATGGTTTGACGACTGGCACCGTTGGCGGGCTGAATGCCTATCAGGCCACGGTGACCACGTTCACCTTGGCACAACTCAACACGGCCTATGGAAACGCCTGTTGGGGCTCGGATCACCCGGACCTGATAGTGGTCACACAGAACGGCTGGAACTTGATCTGGCAGGGCACGCAGCCTGCAATGCGGTATGAGAATAAAGACAACGATCTGGCCAACGTGGGATTCCAGAACTTCAGGTTCAATGCCGCCGATGTGGTCATTTCGCGGTATCTTCCTTCGGGTAGCTCGCCGATCGGCAAGATGTTCGGATTGAACACGGCCTACGTGGAGTGGTACTTCTCCCAGGTAGACCTGTTTCAATTCGGGTTTACCGGATTCAAGGGCGTGAACAACTCGATCGATGTGAGCGGCCAGTTCCTTAGCGGCTCAAATCTAATGGTGCCAAGCCCCCGGACCTGTTTCAAACTCGCCTCGACGCTTTTCTGAGTGTTTTCAATGAGTTGCGTGGCAGAGGAAAAAGAAGTGAGGATCATGTAAATGACACAACAAGGATTAGCAGGCAATCTCGGCGGCACAATCCAGTTTTGGAGTTTCCAGTTCACCTATCTGGACCTCCAGACTACGAGCACCAGCTCCGGCGTGGCGTACACGTTCAATCTCTACAACACGCTGAGCGGGCCGCCGTATAACACGAGCACTGCGATGACGTTCCCGCAGGGCAGTTTTCTGCTCTACATGCGGGTCAAGCACTCGACATCGTTCACCGGCGGTTCGCTCACTGGGATGACGGTCAGTGTAGGGAAGTCGGGCGGGACAACCAACTTCTTCACTCAGCCGTTCAATGTGTTCCAGGCGGTGGCCGACACGACCATCCAGGAGACGTTCGCACAGCCGATGGGTCAGTTGTCGGCGGTCACCCCCCAGGTGACCTTTACGCCAACAGGTGACACCTTGGCTCACTGCACGGCTGGCGTGTTGAATATCGACGTCGCCATGTTCCGTGTGACGACTCCGTCACAGTACGTTGCCAACAACATCGTGCTCAATTCGAGCGTGCTCTAAGGAGGATTCATGCCGTCTTTCATTGCGACTCCGGCTTATCTTCCCAGCGAACAGCAGATGTTCTACGCCAATACGCTGCCTACGGCTTCGTCGGACGTGACCGGGATGAACCTCAAACTCGGGGACCTGATCTGGATCACGTCCGCCTCCGCTGGCCAGCCGCTTATTTACAAGTTGGTGAGCGCTCCCAGCACGACCTACCCTGGCGGGGCTTGGCAGAAGATAGCTGCGTGGGTGTCCAAGCCTACCTCGGTTTCGGCGGCGTACACCGTCAACGGAGCCACCGACGATTATGTCGTCATGACTGGAACCAGCGCGTTTGCAGTAACGCTGTGCGATGCCACGGTTTTCGTCGGCAAGTCCATCACGATCGCTAGAGTGGGTGCTGGCAACGGAACTGTGGTCTGCCAGTCGGGGCAGAATCTCGGGAACGCCCACACCACGATCACCTTCCACTCGGACGAATCGGCAGTCACGCTGCTGTCGGACGGAACGCAGTGGCAAGTGGAAGATGCCAGCACCAGTACTAGCTCAAGCCCGGCCCCGACGAGCAGTTAATGGAGGTCAAGAGAGGATTATGATTACCAACGTTTATCAAAGCGGATCGCAGTTCAACCCGGCTGGAGCATACAACCCAGTCACTCCGTCGCAGGTCTCGTACACAATCGCATGGCAGGGGCAATTGACGGGAAGCTCCCCGGCTGGATCGTCCTACCAGACCTCAATCACCAATCACATCTTTACCGCCGATGCGCCGTGTCAAGTGGTGGCGGTGACGGAGCGCCACAGCGTTCTGGGTTCGACCGCCGGTATGCTGGTTCACGCGGTTGGCTCAACGCCACTCGGGTCTTCGGCGAACGTGTTGGCTTCCACCATATCTCACTTCTCGGCGGTAGACGTTTAT